AAGTTAAATCTGATATCATAGATAACTGTATACCACCAGGATGACATCCTTTTAGCTGTACATAAGAGTCTATATACTCTTTTATCTTAATATCTCTTAACTCGTAGCTGTTATATTTTAATATTTCACCCATTATCTAACTCTAAGTTGTTTATAAGAATTTAGGATTGCTTTTATTACTTTCTTAGCAAATGCTTTAGTTCTTTTATTTTTGTTATGAGCTTTATAAGAATTTATATATTTACGTAATATAGTATCTCTTGACTCGTAGCTGTTATACTTTAATAGTTCACCCATTATTCGCACCCAAATCCTCACGCTCCATATATAGCACCTTTTTATATAAATCAAATATTGGTGTTATAATAGCACTTAACTCTTTATGCTCTTCATATGTTAAATTATCAATAGTTATCTTCCAACCTCTACTTTTACTATTCGCACTAGTATATATATAGGGTGTGTCTCCAATTTTTACTTGTGGTTCATCAATCATTTCAAATTTCATTTCTTTCTTACTCATCTAATACCTCTTTTCTGTTATATTTATCTATTTATCTAAATGCAATATAGCATCATCAACATACTTTCTCTCTCTTTACTGACTAAGATAACTACCGTAGTATTGTCTAAACGTATCAACATTTTTAGCTGTTGCTGACTATTATCAGTTAATTCTTTATTTTCTAAAGCCTCTCAATTACGAAAGGCTATGACTCGCCTAAAAGTCAATATCTCCATAATGAATTGGAATATCTTCTTTAAGGAAGTCTAGGACTACATCAATCATAGTCCATGTATCAATATTATCATCAGGAACTAAACCATTCCATCTGTAATACCATAACCCATTGCCTTCATAACTTATCCTAAGATAGTCATTAAAGGACTTCTCTAATCGTATATACATACATACCTCCATGTAGTTTATAAGAGTTAAAGTAATTCTTTACTAAAAGATATAGAGACAAGGAGAGTTAATTCTCATCTCTACATCACGCCTGTTGATACACTCTTTCATATATCCTAAGACTACAAATCTTATTTTAATTCCGTACTCTGCATACTCGTCAGTACCCGCACTGGAAGGATGTCTCTGTAGTTCTTACACTATATTATCACTACTAATAAATAAACTAAATGAACAGATATTCTTCTACGTTTACTAACCTGTGCTTTAGTCGTCAACTCTATTAGATTCTATGGACTCTGTAATGCAATGAATTAACCATATCTAATTCAATTCTTTGTTTATCCCCATGTTATACACATATTTGTATATATAATAGGGTATATCTATGTATCTATGTTAATAACTGGTGTATAAGTAGTCAGACACAACCTTTATCGCTATGTCTGCTACAAATCAAAGTTAAATAGTAGATGCTGTGTATAACATAACTACTTAATAATGAATAGAGAAGGAGACTTACGCCTCCTCCAATGACTACTGACTTAACTGTTCAGCTTCAGTAAGATTTTGTCCTACTGGTACTTGAGCAGATTGTAGCTGTGCCATTAACGCACCGAACGCATTACCACCGTTACCATAGCCAGGTATGTTCATTGACGCACCTTGCTCTATGATGTTACCGATAGTGTTCCAGACTTTAAACGGACTTACACCATACTTGCTATTAGCCTTCTTCTCAAGGTCTCCAAGTACAATGGTTACTCCGAATCTGAACAACTGTTCTTTTTCATTCATCGATTCCTCCAATCAATTAATTAGATTAACACTAGATTTTTCTAGATTTAAAACCCCAAATCAACGGGGTACCCCCACACTATATGGTGCTACTTCAAAATGCTACAATTTTTTTGTTGCAAATAACATGGGTATATGCTTATATTCGGTTACAATCAGCAATTAAGGGAGATTATTATGACAATTACAAGTAAAGACTTAGGCGGTGGAAACGCATTAACAGGTGTAGCAAGAAGAGAGCATGAAGATAGAGTTAAAGAACAACAGAAAGCTCAATTAAATCATAAGATGCTTGAAGATGCCATAGCACATATAGAAGCAGAAAAAGAAAAAGCGTTAGTAGCTGCCCAAGATTTAAAGAAAAAGAAAGTACCAAAGAAAAAGAAATCTATATAGATAGTATTTATCTATAAGTAGATAAAGTAGATGCTAGTAGCTATCAAAGATAAGATGTTTATTAATGTTTGTCAAGGAAAAAAAGTATGGGAACAACAATTAATTGGTTAAGTAGGCTTCCTCAAGAGGACCAAGAGCGTATCTTAGGTCAAATTGAGAAGCTAGTAAAGCTTGAACGCATTCTATCTAAGGAATTAGAAGATGAAGATGAAGTAATGCAGCTAATAGAAGATGAAGCCGATGCTAAAGAAGGAACCAGCACGATACCTATTGAAATCAATGGAAAAAAGTATTGGGTACATGAAGAAGTCATGTTTTTAATTGAATCGTTACATAAACAATTAAGTAAAATTGGAAAATAAAAAAATAAAAAAAATAATTCATTATGTGTATGATAATGAAAAAGAATTTAAAACGCACAATCCCGAAGGGATACTTCACTCCGAATGGAGAGATGGAAAAGAAGGAGATTGGGTTTTGAGTGACGATAAGAAAGTTGTTCAGCTACTAAAGGTATCTGATAAACTTAGTCATCCTAAAGATTCTAAGAATTATAAACAATCTAAAGGCTATGTAAGAACAATAGTTGGAACATTTATCAATGCTGACAAAACATACATGGACACCGACTTTCAGAAACACCCTAATCGCTACACATTTAGTACCAAAATCAAGAATACAAACCAAAGAGTGAAGGAACGTATCAATTGTACGAACAGGGAAAAAATTTTCGCCACCAGTGTGGCAGTAGGAAAAGACGCAGTAGCTGCGTATATGAAAGCATTTTCAGAAGCAAATCGTGGTACGGCTAGAAAAAAAGCTGTAGTACTACTCAAACAAAGGAGAGTTATGACTGAGATAGAAAAAACATCAAAAGATATAGCAAAAGAGCTAGGTATAGACCATGAGTATATACTAGGTTCTTTAAAACAACTAGCGGATACAAGTGAAGACCAAAATGTATCATTGCAATCTCTAAAAGAATTAGGGAAAGCTATTGGTACACTAGGAAATACAACAAGAACAATAGAAACTGGTGTCATAGGGATGTTTCAAGGCTTTAGTCCCGATGAAATAGAAGGTGCTCAACGAAAACTTCTACCAGAACTAATAGAGGAGGATTAATGGTTTGTCCACATTGTAGTAGTATGCTTACTAAAAAAGAAGGTAAGAAACGAAATAAAGAAACACTAAAGCAGCAGTTTAGCTGCAAGAGTTGCGGGAAGTGGTTTTCTATACCGATTCCATCGAATGTAAAAGAATACGATAAGATGAATATAGAGCCTGGTAAGTTATTCCATGTAAAGAGTGATGAGAAATTACGGATTCACGGATTAACTGATATACACGTAGGAGCAGTAGAATTTGACTTAAAGAAATTTCAGGAAGCAATAAAGATTATCTATGAAGACCCAAATGCACGATGGTTTGGGAATGGAGATATGATAGAATTGATTCCCCCTAATTACAAGATAAACCCACGAGGACAATCCAGTCCTCCAGAAGAACAATATATTTCGTTCTTAAAGCTTGTCCAACCCATACAGGATAAGTGTTTATTTATACGAGGCGGGAATCATGACTATCTAAGAAGTTTTAATATCCTTGACTTTGATATTTGTAAGACACTTGCAAGTGAAATGGATGTTCCATACTTCAGATTACCTGGATACTCTAAAATATCAATTGGTGATAAGGATTGGTTTTTAGTAAGTGGTCACGGAAAGAGTGGAGCAAAAAACGGAGATATGGAATTAAACCAAATGGCTTCAGTCTATAGTGATGGAGATGTATATTTTCTAGGACATAATCATCAATTATATTCTAAGCCAATGGATTCGTTAACTATTGACGATAAGGGAGAAGAAACCTTGAAGCGTAAATGGTTTATACGAGGAGGCTCTTTTCTTAGATATGCAGATTATGCACGTTATAATTTCTATGGTATTCAACGTACGGGTTGGGTAACAATGGAATTTGATAGAACAAGTATAAAATGTTGGGAGAATTAATATAGATGAAAGGTGTAGCAATTCAAACGATAAGAACCAACGGAAAAAAGAAAACTCGTCAAGGTCAAAGTAATAATACAAAGTACGGAAATAAGTTGAGTAAAAAATACTACAAGAAAAGGAGTAGGGGACAAGGATGAAAAGTAAAAAAAGTCTAACTAAAAACGATTTACTTAGAGGGATAAAGTCTATTGCTATGGAATTACAAACGTTACAACGTCATGTAATGATGATGGATAATGTTATTGATAAGTATATTCGTATGAATAAGGATGAAAATAAACTTAAAAAGTATATGGAAAAAATACTAAAGGAACAAAGTGAACA